GACAAAAAAGACCAACTGGAAAACTTTGAATCCATGAACATGGCGTATGTGATTGAGCAATTGCAAAAAGCGGCGGCGATTGAATTTGCCAATGTGAAGTTATGGATTAATGGCGCGTGGGTGTAATCCCACTTTAACGAGCAACCCCCCATGCAGGCTTTCGCTGTGTTATCAAAGCGCATTAGAACTTTGCTATTCATTGTCGCGATAAGCCTGCACCTAACGAGGTGTGTATGGAATTTGTCGGAAATAAAGACGAAGAATACGAGTCAGTCTTGCCAGCAACCACGCATTATCCAGAGCTTGCCATTGCAGAGTTTCAGCGTGTGTTCCATTTCCTAAGCAATGAAACAGAGGCCGGAATTTTACATCATGCCACGGTCGCAAGAGCGGTGGTCAATCAAGAATTACTGGCAACGATTATTCCGTTTGTCACGCTCGATGCCTTGTCATTGGATCGCTTTGATGAAACCCAAACAGGCACGACGTTATACAAACAAGCGGTCTTTGGATTAACGGCTAACTATCTGGTTGAGAACCAATTGAGCATGAATGCGACGGTGGAAGCCGCCGAAAGGCAAGAGGCGATTCAAGCCAAAGCCGACAACAGTTTGGTGCAATATCGCCGTGCGATTGATTTATTGCTTAATGGCGTTGAAACCTATCGATTCGAGGTGGTGTGATGCAAGCCTTACAAAGTTTAACTGAGTTATTTTCCCATCATGTGACGGACGCTAAAAGTTTGGATGTGTGGGCAGAAGATGGAGAGCTGCTTTGCACTCAAGGTGTTCTGGTTGATGGGTTTGAAATTGCCTACACCGTCAATATCAACATGACAAAGGTCGAAGTCAAACCGCACATTCTGATGATGCACTTGGTGAGTTGGTTAAATAAATACGATGTGCAACGTGATGAGAAAGGCTTGCCGCCACCCTCGTTCGCCACTGAGTTATTGGACAAAGGCTTGTGTGACATTAAGTTGAAAGTCGATATTCAAGAAGCGTATTCATTGAATGAAAACGCGCAAGGCAATTGGAAGCAAGAGGACACGAGATACGAATGCGTGAGTGAGTTTGAAAAGGCGGCAATCGAGGCCGAGTTACCGCCATTACTCTTTATTGGAGGCAATGAAGGAGACTTTCCATCATGCAGCTAACCAATCCTGAGCAGTTAACTCATGCCATCAACAGCTTGATATTAACTGAGCCTGAAAAGTTTGATTTACACCGACGATTAGCCAATCGCTCACGACAATACTTTCGAGAGCAAATACGAAAACAACGTGACATTGATGGCAGCAGTTACCAGAGGCGCGCACGAAGAAAGATAACGTTAGACAGCAAAACCCACAAAGCCAAAGACAACAAAAACATGCTGCTTGGTTTTGGTCGAGCCTTAAAAACACAAGTGAATGACAAAGGGTTTGAAGTCGGTCTGACTGGGGTAACAGGCAACATGGCGCGCGTACATAACGAAGGTCAAGGCGTGTCGTTTACCACCAGAGTTAATGGCTATTACAACAGCAAAGTCGGTCAATGGCAGGGCGGTACGAAAGTAAAAAACAATTATCGAATGACTAAACGAACGTTCATTGGTTGGACTCCTGCTCTTGAGCGAGAGCTGCTTGCCATGGTAGCGAACAATTTCTTATCAGGCGTGGAGAGTTAAATGCAAACCATCAAAGTGAAACCAAAAAAGGGATTGCTTGTACGTGATCCAGAAACCCGAATTCCCCTAAAGGCAAAAGGGGAAGACAAACCAAGAAATACCTATTGGCTTCGTCGTATTAAAGACGAGTCCGTGACTGAGTTAACCGCTAAAAAGGACACCACCTCATGAGCATTAGCTTTTCAGAAGTACCGAACAATGCTCGCGTACCGGGCGTTTATATTGAAATCGACAACAGTCTGGCCAACAGCGCTGAAGAGCAGCAGCGTGTGCTTGTGATTGGCAACGCGATTGCAGATGCAAAAACGCCACCCAATACCGTGGTGCTGTGCATGAATGAAGACTCAGCCCGTGAGCAGTTTGGTGAGTCAGACATTACCAAGATGCTGAAATACTTTACCAAGCAAAATGAAACCTTACCAATTTACGCGGTGAGCGTGGAAAGTGCCGACACCATGAGCGCATTGGCGGCATTAGGCGATACGCAATATCATCATATTGTCTGCTCATTGAATGATGAAACCACCGTTCGTGAATTGGGCGAGTTTTTAGATGCACGCTATAAAGCACTAGAAATGATCCCTGCCATTGCTTACTTACCAAAACAGGGAACGCACGCCGAGCTTGTGACCTTTGGATCAACGTCGAACTGTCCACTAATTAGCTTTGTGTCCATCAATCAATTGGGCAACTCTGCTAATGAGCCGTTAACCGATGCAGAAGCGGTCGCAGCATGGGCAGGACAAATTGCACCATCACTGGCAAACGATCCATGTCGCCCACTGCAAACCTTAAAAATGAGCGGCGTGTATTCCATTGCAAGCAGCGAGTTTGATTGGGCAGAGCGCAATCTATTGCTGCATGAAGGCATGGGAACTTACACCGTCACCGCAACGGGTGAAGTGCAAGTTGAGCGACCAGTCACGGCGTACACCGAAAACGCAGCAGGGGCGGCGGATGACAGTTACCTTGATGTAATGACCCCTGCAACCGCCATGTACTTTCGTGAGAAACAACGCTCACTTATTCAAAGTAAATACGGTCGTCATAAGTTAGCCAAAGACGGAACTAATTTTGCTTCAGGCCAAGCCATTGCAACCCCAAGCATGATTAAAGGGGAATTGTTAACCCTTTACAAAACACTGGAATACAAAGGCATTGTTCAAGACTTTGAAGGGTATAAATCCTCTTTGATTGTTGAGTTGGATGAAACCAATAAAAGCCGAATTAACTATCGAGACAGTCCTCAGTTCATCAATGGGTTGATCATCACTGCAGGTAAAATTCAATTTAGAAAGTAACGCAGGTTACTTGGAGTCAATTATGAGTACAAAAATAACCAGTCGTGGGTTTCTCGACGCAGGCTCATTGGAGCGATTACCAACCAAAGAAGGGGCGGTGATTAATTTTGGTGGGCTAAAACGAGATGCAGTGATGGGTGATGCAGGCGTTCTTGGTTACAGCGAAGAGTATGAAAGTGCGCCAAGCATGAAAGTCACCATTGTTCATGCGAAAAGCACCGATGAAACCGCGATTAAAAATTTTACAGGTGAAAACATCACGCTCAATACCAACAGCGGGAAAAGCTACACCTTAATGAACGCGTGGGTGAGTGAATCTCTTGAGTTGACCATTAAAGACGGACAGCTTGAAGTGATGTTTTTGGGCACGGAATTAATTCCACAATAAGACTTGGGGGTTGCCATGTTAACGCTATTACTGAAACGACAAGCACGAGCCAGAAAAGAGTTGGCCAAGAAAGAACTAGCAACAGAGAAACACAAAGACGTCGCGATTGAAAAAGAAAACACGCCGCGCACACCGTTTGAACAAAAACCATGGAATGAAATTCAACACAGTTTGAAAATGGATTTGGAGTACGCCAGAACACTGGCAGGCTCCAAAGAGAAACTGCCTTTTAAAGAAGCGTTAATTAAGAAATACGAACCCGTTATCACCAACTTACTGAGCACGCATGACAACCTTGAAGGGCTAGATGTGATCTGGTGGTTCTATCAATGGCAGATTGATTGCGGTTTATTAGACACGATTCATGATGAGTTTAAAGCGGTGGTGCTTAAAGGGCTTAATTCACCTCAAGGGTGGCGCTCCAATGGGCAGACCGCGTATCTCGATATTATCTTTAAATATTCTGATGGGGCGAAGAAAGCAAACACCAAATTTAACGCCAACTATTTAAGTGATGCGGTAACAGATTTACTTTCTGGCACTTTAGCCACCAATGCACCACTTAAAGTGAAGCTATTTCGACTCATGGGTGACTTGCTCTATGAAGCCGATAAGAAAGAGGAGGCATTGGCCTTGTTTGAGGCGGTGATGGCGATTGATCCTGAGAAGGGCGGTCGTAAAACAAAAGTGAAAGACTTAAGAGAAGAGCTTGGTTATGAATAAAAAAATGTTTACCGTCAAACTGGCCACGCCAATGGAGATTGACGGAAAAGAAGTGGATGAGTTAGAACTTCGAAAACCGTGCGCCGGTGATTTGCGTGGCTTGAATTTGGTGTCTGTGGTTGAAATGGATTTTGATGCGGCGTGTACCTTATTACCTCGTATTTCTAAACTCAATGAGCGAGACATTTTGAACATGGAGGCTGAAAACTTTCCACCTATCTTGACAGAAATAGCCTCTTTTTTCGTGGATATGAAACATTAATAGAGCGAGTGGAAACCTATTACGCCGACCTCGCCATGGTGTTTCATTGGCAACCGAGTGAAATAGATAAACTCAGCGTAGATGACTTGATTTTATTTCGAGAAGAAGCACGAATTCGGAACGAACCCAAAGAGAGCATTTAGCTCTCTTTTTTTATACTTAAAGATAAGGGCAATCTAATGAAAATGAATTTGTCTGTTGTGATGGGCATTGTCAATAAAACCAGTGCGCCATTGCAAAGCATGGCCAGTGACTCTGATCATTACGCGAAGAAAATAAAAGTGATTCAAAAGGCACAAGCGGATGATTCGAGTGCCTTAACCATGATCGCCTCTTACCAACAAATTCAAAAGGCGCTAGACAAGAACGCGCTTGAGGGCGAAGAGGCCACCGAGAAACTGCTTAAACTCAAACAACAAATGGCGGCAACACAAAAGCCAAGTGCAGCATTGACCAATAAACTCTCAAAACAAGAAGAGAAAGTCGCACTGCTTACTGCCAAGAACGACAAGTACGAAGAGAGTTTAAAAGACTCCAGTAAACGGATGAGAAAAGCAGGGGTTGATGTTAGAAAGTTAGACAGTGAGTTTGACCGTCTATCAAAAAGCCAACTCACTCATGCAAAGAGCGTCGATGCCGTCAGTAAGAAATACAAACGACTTCGCACGGCCATGGCACCTATCCAGAAACTCAGTAAATCCATTAAGATGCCAAACCTTCGCTCGGCTGCGATTGGTAAAGGGGCGGCGATTTTAGGAGGTTTAAGTCTGGGCGGTTTGTTTAGCCAAATCAATGGCACTGCAAGCGAAATGGATAAGCTATCAAAAGCCGCGCAGAACTTGAAAATGCCTGTGGAAGAGTTGCAAGCAATGCAATCTCAAGCTGAACATGCAGGTGTCAGTTCGGACACCATGACATCTGCCATGATACGTTTCACCAAGCGACTAGGTGTACTGCAAACCACAGGCAAAGGCGCAATGGGTTCATTCTTAAAGAAAGGAAGAAACCCGTTATACCGAGACTTAAAAAACGCCAAAGATACCGAACAAGCCTATGGCCAACTGCTTGATTCATTCTCAAAGCTAAAAACCAACCAAGAGCAAATGGCGTTCGCGGATGCCGCGTTCGGACAAGATGGTCGCAGAATGCTCATTATGTTACGTCAAGGAACGGAAGGCTTAACCGTTGCACGTAAAGAGTTCAATGAAACGGGCGGCGGTGTCAAATCAGAGGATGCCGCCAAAGCTGAAGCCTACAACGATGCCCTTCAAAAGGTGCAAGAAAGCATCCGCTCGATTAAGTTCGCGGCTCTTGCCCCTGTGATGAAACGACTCACAGAAGCCTTTACTGAATTTTCAAATAAGTTCAAAAATGCACAATGGCGCACCGATTTAATTGAAAAGATAATTCAGACAGTGAATGGGCTGTATGAGGGCTTCAAGTTCTTGGGAAAAATTATCTTGTTCGCCTCTCAAAACTTCAAAGGCATCATTGCGACCATTGCCATATTCAAAGTGGCATTGATAGCTCTTAATGCCGTTATCATGGCAAACCCAATTGGCTTAATGGTTGCGGCGATTGGTGCAGCTGCCATTGCTATCACTTATTTGATTGATAAGTTCGTCGGATTTGATGTGATATTAAAAGCAGTTAACACAGCCATTGGTTGGGTGTGGGATGGCATTAAATCAATGATAAACATGCTGCCAGATGCACTTATTCCTGATGGATGGAAAAGCTCAGCAGAGGCGGCAGGCAAAGAGGTGGATAAACTCAGCACCAAAATAAACAAACTAAAAGATAAGAACGCCAAACTTGGAATAACAACCAGTGAAAGCAAAAACCAAGTCATTGCGACCTCTTACAATGAGCAGAAAAAACAAGGCTTCTCAAACAACATCATCCCGATGTCAAAAGCAACACCATTAACCAATCAAGCGATGAAAAGCAAAGCTGAAGTCGCACTTACCATCAAATCAGACAAGCCAGTAAATATAGACAAAGCAACGAGTGAGAAGGGTACGGATTTAAGCTTGAATCTGGGAAATATGAGCATGAGTTATTAGGAAGGAAAAAATTAAAGTGCCGAGGAGCGATTAAACTCTTCGGCGTGGAACGCAAGCGAAGGTTCCAAAGATATTTGCTTGATGTATTAAGACAATTACTTGCATGAAATAACTATAAAGGTTTGGTTATTGATATGTAAAAAGTTAATAGGGGCAAAAGGGAATAATTTCGAGTTGGTAAAAGTTACACAGACAAATTTGAGTTATTACGCAGACAAAATGAAAGTGAATAGCCTCATTTTTCTGCAATTGTTTACAGTGCCTTTCCCTAAATCCTGTATAATCAGTCAAATTTTCTTATTCAATGTGCTGATTATAATAATGACTAATAATAACTTCTCTTCAACGGCTTCATTTATTTGGTCAGTGGCTGACCTTCTGCGTGGTGATTTTCGACAATCTCAATACGGTCGTATCATTCTCCCATTCACACTATTAAGACGATTAGAGTGTGTGCTTGAAGCAACCAAACCAGATGTTCTAGCTAAATATGATGCTGTAAAATCAATGCCATTTGAAGCGCAAGATAAGCTACTGACTCACACAGCGCAGTTAAGCTTTTACAATACATCAAAAATGGATTTAAACCGCCTTGGTGAAACAGGCGTTGCCAGTAACCTAGAGAATTACATCCAGTCGTTCAGCTCTAATGCTCGTGAGATTTTCGAACACTTCGATTTCTTCAATACTATCGACAAGCTGGAAGAAGCCGATCTGCTTTATAAAGTAGCGAAACGCTTTGCAATCACTGACCTTCACCCTAATACCATTAATAATCACGGTATGGGTTTAATCTTTGAAGAGCTGATCAGACGCTTTGCTGAAAGCTCTAATGATACGGCTGGAGAGCACTTCACCCCAAGAGATATAGTCGATCTCACTACCTCGTTACTCTTCACAAACGAAGAAGAATTAACCAGCTCTGGTTTGGTTCGTTCTATCTACGATCCTACGGCTGGTACAGGTGGCTTCTTATCGTCAGGTATGGAATACGTTCATAAGGTAAATGATAAAGCGTCTTTATCTGCCTTTGGTCAGGAGCTAAATCCTGAGTCATACGCTATCTGTAAAGCGGATATGCTTATCAAAGGGCAAAAGGTCGATAACATCAAATTAGGTAATACCCTATCGAATGACCAACTCCGCACAGACAAGTTTGACTATATGCTATCTAACCCTCCGTTTGGTGTGGATTGGAAGAAGATCCAAAAGTTCATCAATGACGAGCATAGCAACAAAGGCTTTGAAGGTCGTTTTGGTGCAGGTTTACCACGAGTTTCTGATGGTTCATTACTTTTCTTAATGCACCTTGTGAGCAAAATGCGCCCTCAACACGAAGGCAGTTCACGTATCGGTATTATCTTGAATGGTTCGCCACTCTTTACTGGTGGTGCAGGTAGCGGTGAAAGTGAAATTAGACGCTACATTCTTGAAAATGACCTACTTGAAGCGATTGTAGCTCTGCCTACTGATATGTTCTATAACACAGGCATTGCTACTTATATTTGGGTTTTATCTTCTCAAAAGCCAACTAACCGTAAAGGCAAGGTTCAGCTTATCAATGCCTCAAAAGAGCGAGCGAAAACAGGCGGTCGTGGTCGCAGTGGCGGTGGTGAAGTTGAAGGTAATGATGAAAATGTATTCTATGCAGCAATGCGTAAATCGTTAGGCAGTAAACGTAAAGAACTTACCCCAGCAGCGATTGATACTATCGTAAAAACATACGGTCAGTTTGTGGAAAACGAGTTTAGTAAAATCTTTGATTATAAAGAGTTTGGTTACCGTAGAATTACGGTAGAACGTCCTCTTAAATTAGCTATTTACCCAAGAGATTTACAACGAGTAGAAGCTCTTTGTGAAGATAAAGCGTGGAGTAAATTAGCTGAGTCAGTTCAACAAACGGTTTTAGAAGCCCTAGCTTCATTTACAGAAGATAAGTTGTTGTCTCGTGATACATTCCTTAAAGACTTTATTGCTAAAACAAACGGCATAAAGCTAACCGCAGCCCAGCAGAAATTAATCGTGAAGCATTTAGGTGAGCACGATGATGAAGCTGATGTATGCAAGGTAAAAGGTAAGCCAGAAGCAAACCCAGATTTGCGTGATAATGAAAACGTACCATTAACCGAAACCGTTGAAGATTACTTTGCCCGTGAAGTGCTACCGCACGTTCCTGATGCGTGGATTGATACCCAAAAAACCGATGAGCTTGATGGCGAAGTTGGTGTTGTGGGTTATGAAATCCCATTAAACCGTCATTTCTATGTCTATGAACCACCAAGAGCACTCGAAGCAATTGACGCTGATTTAGATGCAGTATCGGCTGAGATTATGCAACTACTGAACGAGGTGCATTCATAATGATAGGTCGTTACAAAGCATATCCAGAGTATAAAGAGTCTGGCGTGGAATGGATAAAGAAAATACCATCTTCTTGGTTTATAAGTGACCTTCGTAGGGGGATCGACTTTTTAACCGATTTTGAAGCTAATGGCAGTTTTTCAGATGTAAAAAAGAATGTTGATCTTGATTCTGAAGACAAGTATGCGTGGTATTTGAGAGCAACTGACTTACAAAATGGCAGAATAGGCTTAACCACAGGTAATCGCACTGTAGATGAAAAGGCTTACCAATTCTTAAAGAAAACAGCTCTGGATGGCGGTGAATTATTAGTTGCGAAGCGAGGTGAAATAGGAAAGGTATATTTAGTTCCAGAACTAAATTGTAAAGCCACTTTAGCTCCAAACCTATACCTTATTAGGCTAAACCAACGATTGAACCCTAGATTTTCACTCTATTGGTTCTTAAGTAGCTTTGGTAAACCACAATTAGAGCTTGCTAATAAATCAACGACCATTGGTGCTCTTTACAAAGATGATGTTAGAGCGTGTCAGACTTTGTATCCTACAATTGAAGAACAACAAAAAATCGCCAGCTTCCTCGATCACGAAACCGCTAAGATCGATACCTTAATCACCAAGCAACAAAAGCTGATTGAGCTATTAAAAGAAAAACGCCAAGCAGTGATTTCTCACGCAGTGACCAAAGGGCTTAACCCAGATGCACCAATGAAAGACTCTGGTGTGGAATGGTTGGGAGAAGTGCCTGAGCATTGGGATGTAGCTCCTCTAAAGTTTGTTTCAACATACAACGATGACTCCTTATCTGAAACTACAGATAAAGATTATCAGATTGAGTACATTGACATAGGCAGTGTCTCCGCAGTCAACGGTGTAGAAAAAACCGAAATATTCACGTTTGCTAATGCACCATCAAGAGCAAGAAGAAAATTGCAAGCTGGAGATGTTATAGTTTCAACTGTGAGGACATATCTAGAAGCAATTGCAGTTATTGATTCAGAGAACAATAATCTAGTTGCTTCAACAGGTTTCTGTGTTGTAAGACCAACTAAAGTTAAAGATAACTTTGCTGGGTTTGCCCTGAGAACCCGATTCTTTATTGCTGAGGTTATATCTCGATCAACAGGTATTAGTTATCCTGCTATCAACTCTTCAGATTTAGTCAATATAAAAATTGCATACCCTCGTGAACAAGAGCAAGAGGATATTAATCAGTTTGTAAAAAATCAATGTCTGATATTTGACTCATTGACCGAGAAAGCAACTAATGCAATATCTTTAATGAAAGAACGCAAAACAGCCTTGATCTCTGCTGCCGTTACAGGAAAGGTTGACGTGCGTGATTGGAGTCCAGCTTAA